CCGCCCTGCCCTTTGGTGCTCTGATCCAACTCGACACGACCGGTGGTCGGGAAGAGAACGCAGTCATCCTGTCGACCGGTGCTACCAACAACCTCGGCATCCTGATCGACTCCTTCACCTTTGAAGGTGTCGCCTCGGGCAACGCCAGCTACCTCAGCACGGCCAACGGTATCCCCGGCACGAACCTTGCTGCAGACGGTCGCCCCGGCTATCCGCAGCGGAAATCCCTCAACATCCTGCGTCGGGGGCAGATCTTCGTGTTCACCACCGAGGCAGTGAACCTGGGCAGCCCCGTGCGGTTCTGGGACACCGACCACTCGGGCACTGTCGCAGGCGCCTTCGTCGGCCGCTTCTGCACCACGCAGTCCACCACCCGGACCACCCTGATCACCAACGGCGCCCGCTGGCTGACCAGGACGACCGGTGCTGGCCTCGCGATCCTGGAGATCGAGATGGCTGCTGCCACCTTCACCGCCGACGTCTGATCCGGCCCCTTCGGGCCCTTCACCCTCCACCTCCTTCCCTTCCCCTCCCTGCTCCTACCCTCGCGAGAGGCTCCGATCATGCCCAACGACATCCGCCTCGACCAGATTGGCTTCTTCCTCGCGAGGGAACTGGAGCACATTCTGCCCAAGACCTTTGAAGTCGAATACGCTGACATCAAGTACAGCAGCGTCCTTCCGATCAACTCTGAAGTCTCGCGCGGCAAGGACTCCTACACCTACCGCATCTACGACCAACAGGGTTCCATGAGGCGGATCGCCGACAAGGCGAAAGATCTGCCCCGTGCTGACGTCTTCCGCCGGGAGGTCACCCACAAGGTGGAATCCTACGGGTCGTCCTTCGGTTACACCGTGCAGGAGCTTCGCGCCGCCGCTGAAGTCCCCAACACCAATCTGGAACAGCGCCGCGCAAACGCCGTTCGTCGGGTCTACGAAGAGACCATGCAGCGTATCGCTTACTTCGGTGATGCTGCCGCCGGCCTCCGGGGCTTCTTCAACAACGACCAGATCGACAAGATCGTTCCCGACAAGTGGTTCGACACGGCCGGCGTCACGGCGGATGAGCAACTGGAACTGCTGAACGAGCCGATCACCCGTATCGTGCAGAACAGCAACATGAAGGAGAAGCCCAACACTCTCCTGGTGCCTTACAACGTCTTCCGCAAGATCTCGACCACCCGTCTCGGTACCGTCTCCGACACCACGGTGATGGAGTTCTTCCTCGACACCAACGAAGTCATCACCGACATCGAACCGATCAACGAACTGACGGCTGCCAACTCCGGCGGTCTGCTGTCCAAGGACCGGATCATCTGCTACGACCGCAACCCTGACAAGCTGGAGATGCACCTCCCGCAGCCGCTGGAGTTCTTCGCACCGCAACTCACCGGGCTGGAGTACACCGTCCCCGCCCACGCACGTCACGGTGGTGTCGCCATCTACTACCCCCGTTCCGTCATGGTTCTGGAGAAAGCCTGATACGCTGTAACCAGTTCACACACCCTACGGGTTTCCTTCCTACTCATGGCCAGCGTCAACGTCTTCTATTCCCCCGAGCTTGAGAATCCTCCGCTGGCACCGGAGTGTTCGATCACTTTCTCGACCATCGGTTCTGAGCCCAATAGCAGCACGGCTGTTCGCATCCGTGACGGCATCAACAAGATCGATGAGGAAGACTGGGAGCAGATCCAGGAGAAGGCTTACGCCCAGACCCTGCTGCAGATCGGGGCGCTGCGTGTCATGGAGCCGGAAGAGGTCAAGGAAGTCCTCACCAAGGCGGACCTGACGACCCCCGAGGACGTCAAGATCACCGAACTGAAGATTGCCGATGCCGTCAAAGTCATCGCGTCCACCAACGATCTTCAGCGTCTTGACGCCTGGCTGACGGACGAACTCCGCAACCCGGTGCGGCAGGCCATCACCCGTCGCATCAACACCCTGACCGGCGGCGAGTGACGTCATGGCGCTGCTCGACAACGCCGATTTCATCACTCGCTTTCCTGAATTCGGTGAGCAGCAGCCGGATGTGATCACCTCGATGATCGCCAAGGCCGAACGCGACACTCCTGCGGATGTTTGGGACAACCCGGACATCCGCATTGACGCGGTTGCTTATCTCGCTGCACATCTACTCGCGCAGCGCATCATGCAGATCGGTCTGCAAGTAGGAGCGACCTCGGGGCAACCCCTGGCAGTGGGCTACGATTCCACACTCTATGGGCAGGAGTACAAGCGCATGCGCGACACACTACCTGTCTGCGGCTTTGTTTACTAATGGCTGTCAATCCCGCGACAATCGCGGCCTATGCGCCTCATGGTAACGCCGAACTGGCGTTCAAAGTCGAAACGAGCACCGGCTCGATTAACCCAAGCACCGGCAACTATGTCGCCCAGACGGTCGAATTGGAGTACCTGGCGACCCTGACGCTGCAGCGCCCCGACTGGAGGGCGGCCCCCGGCGCAGACCAAGCCACCTACGGGGTCACCGGGCGCCTCCTCTCCCCGAGCACGCTCGATCCCCGGATCACCAACGGTTCCCAAGCGGTGGCCCGCATCAACGGGGTCATCGGCCGCCTGGAACTGATCTTCGACATGGATCAGCCGGTCTGCCCTGACCTCCGGCAAGTCATCCAGGGCACTTTCCGCGTCACCGGAGGTGGGTGATGGCGGCTGCGACGAAGTCGCTCAAAGCGGCCTATGACAAAGCCTATCAGAAGACGCTGAAGGATGTGGCTGAGTGGTTCGTACGTCGCTGCACGGAAGAGATTGAAGCCGACAAGTGGCCATACCTCACGCAGCCTAAGATGCGCGATATTGTCGCATCGGGGCGCCTGCGCGACAGTGTCCGCATCATCCCGCGCCCCGGTGGGGCTTTCGACGTTGTCTGGGAGGCTGATTACTCTACGGAAGTGCATGAAGGGGTGACCACCCTCGCAGGCGTTGCTGTCCTCGCCCGCCCCTGGACGAGAGAGCCACTCAAAGAGCTTCCAGCGAAGTTCGCGGAGCTTCTTCAAGCCAATATCAGGCTGTACGCACCATGAACCCACAGAGCGCGACTTACAGCCCAACCGCTGCGCATCTGCGCTACATGATCGAGCGGCTGGTGCTTGGGTACTACGAGAATGACAACACCACACTCAAGTCTATCGCGCAATGGCCGGGGTTCTACACCCTGAAGAACGGGCAACGCATTCCCTGCATCTTCGCTGAAGGTGAGGAACTCACCCCATCTACGTGGAAACCTACCGGCGTCCAGTGCATCATCAGCGACTGCCCCGAGGACGAACGCCGTGGCGGTGTCGGCCAGGCCCACATGGTCTCATCTTGGCTGGTCACTTTTACCAACTTCGGGCAGGAAGAAGGTACTGAACGCATCCTTACAAACATCCTCACGCTGCGCGAAGTGCAATCCCGTATGGGGCGGCTCTTCAGTACAGCCAACTTCCGCTACATGCGTAGATCGGAAGTTGCCCTGGAGGCACTGACTGTGCGGTTCCGCAGCACCCAGATTGCTCCCCTCCTTCGTTTCTGAGCAACTATTGGCGATGGACTGAAGCAAAGTCGCCGTATAGCTCCAGTTCCATTTTCTGCCTCCAAGCGCTAGCTTCAGCTTCTGTAGGGAAGCGCTTTGTGTAAAGAACGTCATCGTGCATGATACGAGCACGGAATCCGCCCATGTGCCTATCAACCCCTTTAGCAGAACATATCCTGGATTTCTTACCAGCACTATTATGACAGTTCTGCGCTCTTGACGATAAGCGCAGGTTAGAAAACATGTTATCAGTTCGGGTACCGTTAATGTGGTCTATCTCATTGTCGATTCCAGGGTCTGCGCCTGTAGCGAACATCCATATAAGTCTGTGCACCAATTCCTTTTTACCATGAGCAGTGACGTAAACATACCCCGTAGTAGAGTGCACTAACCCTGCGGGGCGGTCCATTCGGCAACGATTGCCCAGTTGATACTTCCACCAGAGAAATCCTGTCTCCAGATCTGCAATCCATATTGACCGCGCTTCCTCTAAAGAACGTAGGGGCTTGGTTTGATGAGCCACGAGTACCCGAGCCGGTGGATTTCAATCGTATCGTACCGCATCAGGGAGAAATCGGCTACCTGCCGCAGATAGAATCAGTTCATGCCCCGGCCTGAGCGCACTCTGGCCTCATTCCCGCACGCCACCAGAGGACTACGCCATGCCCTATGACTACGCGGTTGGACAATCGTTCCACGACGCATCCGACACCATCGTGCGCTGTGTCGCACTCACCCCAGGGGCCCGGTACTTCGGTGTGAGAAACTCGCAGGGTTTTGTCACCCTTCCGACTCTCGACGTCGGTGTCTCTTACACTGAAATTCAGGGCATTCAGAACCTGAACTGGTCGAAAACCGACAAAGACAACAAATTCCGTCTCCTTGGTGACGACGGCTGGGAAGACAGCCGTAAGACCGGCCAGGGGTGGCAGGGTTCGATCACCAGCTTCCTCATGCGGGATATGGAGTACCCCGCAGGCTCCCTGGTCCCTCAGTTCCGTGGTGCTTACGAAGAAGGCTTCCGTATCCTGGAACTCGCGACGCAGTCAGACGACACGGAGATCTATCTGGAGATTCTCCAGGAACTCGGTCAAGCCAGCGGCACCACCGGTAACTGGATCTACACCTTCACTGGTGTCAACGTCTCCGTTCAGAACATGAAGCCGGGGGTAGACCCGCAGAACCTCACCCAGATCGGTTACGACCTGATCGGGCGTGGTCGTGTTGTCTCTGGCCTCCTCGACGCAGGTTCCTCCAGGATCCCTTACGGGGCACTCCAGAGCGGGCTGCTGCAGACCTGGAACAACAGTCTCGCGACCGGCACCCGCCGCTTCACCGTCGTCCCGGCCGACAATGCTGGTGCGATTGTGGTGTCTGCTCCGCTGTCGGTGACCTACACCAGCAACGGCACGATCGCCCTGACCCAGATGAACCTGGGTCAACTGGACGGTTCCGGGTTCCGCCTGGAGTTCGCTTCTACTGGGGTACAGGTTCCCGCCACCGTCACCTTCAACACCGGCACCGCTGTCGCCACCATCACCCCGACTGCATCGCTCGCAGCCGCCACCAATTACCGCCTGGTGGCTCGTGATGGTGCTGTCACCCAGGCAGTCGATTCTGCAGGCAATGCCAGCGCCAGTGGCACTCGTCGGGCCATGCAGGGCTTCTCGATCAGCTTCCGCACCGCTTGATCCCGGCTTCATCGGTTCCTCTGCCCTCGTTCTCGGGGGCTTTTTCTTTGCCTCATCATGGATACTAAGCACGAACTCCTTGTCGACCCTGTCTGCACGATTTTCGCTATTGACTGCATTCGACAGGGTGACAATCTACACGTAGCCGCCCTGTACATCGAACCGTTACTCCAATCCCCGGTCGTGCACCTAGCCGACTCCGATGCTACGCTTGCTGTATCCCTTCCCGATCATCTGCTTCACCGTCCCACTCCCACGCGGGCCTGGGACGTAGAGCTACCCCTCCACCATGGCTAAGTACGACGGTCTCCTCTTCGCTCCCGACCAGTACCACGAAATCGGCCCCTTCCGGTTCCCTGTCTACAAAGACTTGAACCCGGCCGAAATCAAAGCTGTGGTTAAGATCGAGAAGCAATCTGCGGAGATCCAACTCAAGACCATGGACCTGGCGAGGAAGATCGCCACAGCGGAAGGCATCAAACCCAAGGAAGCGATGAACATTCTGGCCAACGCCAGTGATGAGAAGAACGAAGACATCATCTACAAGTACCTATCTGAGCTTCAGGCGCTCAACGATTCCGCTGAGGAGGATATTGACAAGCTGATCAGCTATGCTACTACCCTGATGCAGTTTCGCGGGCAAGTGAAGCTGACTCCGGACGGTGCATGGGAGCCCACACCCGACTGGGCCCCTGAAGACACGACCAAGATCCACCGGAAACTGCTGGAGGAGATGCGGCAGTTCATCATCTGGGAGCGCGACGGATGGCCTGAGGATCACCCCGAGGGCGAAGTGGGAAACGAACCAGCCGCACCGACCCCGAAAGTGAAGACTTCGACATAGACGCGGCGATCGAGGAGCTTAGGCAGTTCCTGAGGCTGCCTACAACAAACTGGGAGGAAGTCTACATTATCATTCGTGGCTCCTTCATCGGAGCCGACTTTCCTGCGGAGCGGTTCCTACGCACGCCGGTATCTACCATCCGCGATCTGCTCGCGGAAATCGACTTGCGTCATAAGTACGAAATGAATGTCGTATCCTCAACGGCTGCGCAAGGTGTGCACTATCTTATCCAGTACATGCACAGGCAGTTGCACGGAGGTGAAGTACCCCCGCCAGACACCACGCCCAGGAAGTTCCTACCCTTCCCCAACTTCAACCCAGAAGAGGAAGCTGAAGACAGCGCCTCATCCTTACTAAAGGCGTCTACGAAGAAGCTCATTGAGCGCCTCGCCCGCGAGGGGCGCATCCCCCTGAAGGTCCGGGATGCTCTGACCAAGGTCCCCCCGAGCCTGACTGCGGCCTGAAGCACCAGCGCTAGGCTGAACCAGAGCGATTCTGCACCTCAGGGCTGTGACCGACTATACGATTAAGGTCACAAGTGATTCCCAAGATGCAGAGAAGAAGCTAGATAAGATTGACAAGTTAACGGAGAAGATTGAGAAGCCGAAGTCTATTAAGTTTACGATCCCTTCGTTCACTACCATCGAGAAGCAACTCGATGGGATCGTAGCCAACTATGAGAAGCTTGAAAAGAACGTAGTATCGGCGGCAAATAATGTCCGGACGTTTTATGATACTACGAAGAATATGCCGATTATCGGCGAGGTCTTCAAGCCGATCAAAGAGACAGAAGAATGGGCGCGGAAGTTAGGCGATACCGCGCCGCGTATTGTACAGGTTGCAGGCTCTTTAAAGGAAGTCTCCACCGCAAGCCGTGCCGTAGAGACCACTGTTAAAACAGCGTCCGCCGCGAGCGATATTCTCATCAACCGCCTAGCGAAAGTAGGCTTCAGCCTCTTCGCGCTCACCCAAGGTGTAAACCTCCTAAAATCCGCGTTCAGCGGAATGTTCAACGAGACCATTGGGCGGCAGATCCAACTGCAAGAAACGATCCTCAAAACGCAGACAACGCTAGCCTCTACCAATAAGGTATTCAAAGATGGGGCCGAGATCACCGACCCCTACCAGAAGATCGTCGGCCTCACCGGAGAAATCGGAAAAAACATCGATTCCATCCGTGAGCGTTCGATCGAACTCGCCGGGGTTACATCCAACGACGTTATCGAAGTCTTTGGCATGGTCGCGGGGCAGATTAGCCAGATTGGAGGTGGGCTGAAGGACGCCGAAGATCTCGCCATCAACTTCGCTGCCGCCCTCGGGACATTCGGTCTCCCCCTCTACCAGGCCCGCCAAGAGATTGGTTCGATCCTTCGAGGCGACATCACCCAGGACTCCTACCTGGCAAAGTCTCTAGGCATCACCAACAAGGACATCGCAGACGCACGGAACAGAGCCGGGGGTATTGTCGCGTTCCTGCAGGAGAAACTGTCCGCCGCTGTGGCGGGGCAGAAGATCGCCTCGCAAGGGTTCCGTGGTGTTCTTAGCAACATCAAAGATCTGCAAGAACTCATCGGGCAGAAGTTCGGCGCGGGGCTGCTGAACCCGCTGCTCACAGGGCTTACTGAGGTGTTTAACACCCTGTTCAAAATCAGGGGGCAGATCTTCGACATTGCGGAACGCGCAGGCCGCACTGTAGGCAATGTCACATCCAACTTCATCGGCCAGGTTCGCGGCCGAGTCGCCGGATCCTCCCCCGAGGGCGGTGATCGTATCGTGCAGTTCGCCGACAAAGCTCAGGATCTCGCTATCAAAGCGTTTACAGAAATCGAACGCATCGCGAATCGTTCGGTAGGGGCTATCGCACGGATCATCACAGCACTAGC